TCCATTAACAACAATATCAACAAACTTAGGTATAATAGGTACAGGCTTCCAGTCTAAGTTTAAATAAGACAAATCACCATTAATAGATAATTCATCTTTATATTTTTGTATTGACTGCTCACCTCTAGCATATAGTCTTAGTTCATGAAAGTTATTCCAATTAGTCAAGTATCTATTACCATTAGTTCTACCTGATCTGAACCACTCATATTCAATAGCCATAGCAACTTGGCTACCATATTCCAAACTTGATTTTTCAGCTTCACTGACTACCTGACTTGGAAAGGCGCTATTTGAGTTAGTGTATATATTCATTTAACTTATAATTTTTGATGTAGTTCCCCTATTGTCATATCTTTTTATACCTAAGTCAACAGGTTGTGTTTTAATCTTATTAACTGGTGAATACCTATGTTTATTACAAGCCATAAGCGCTAAACCAGAACTAATAGAAGCATCGTGCTTTGTTCTATTGTTTATATTAAATTGAGCCCAGTCTTCTAATGTACGTTGAAAATACATATCACCATAACCTGTATCTTTTAAACCTACAAAATGTTCGATGTAAGTTTCTATAGCAGATGCATGTGCTTGTTTAATATCTTCACTAGAGTTAGGTATACCACCTATTTCTCTTTCTGTCACAGACAATTTACTATATTTTCTATCAGGTCTGTTCATTGCAAAACCTCTATAACCTCTGCGTTTAAAATAATAAAGCAGTCTTGGTTTGTTGTTTTCAACAAGTATTGGCATACCGTAAAATACACAAGCCATAAGTACATCTTCAAAAAATATTTCAGCCGTCTGTGGTCTAGCTATATATTCTAAAAAGAAATGGTTTGGAGGCATATCCTCCATTGAAAACTTTGTAAGACCGTGCAAAGATCCATTAGATCCTCTTCTGTCTACAGTACCTGAAATATCATAAGGGTCACAACCAAATGCACCCATATGTTCATTGCCAGGATAATTTGTACCATTTTTATTATATCTTTTATTTTGCAAATGTACTTGTGGCACCCAGGTTATATTAAACCTACCGTTTTTATTTGGTACAAATATAACTCTTGTATCTTGCTCACCGTTTTCCCATTGAAACGATCCTTTTGTTACATTTATAGAGTTTTTTAAATCTTCATTAAAATCTATTTGCTCGTATATCTTAGTTAGATTAAATAAAGATTCTTTTGATTCATCTCTAAAAGCATGCTTAGTTGTACGAGGAAACTGTCTATAAAATTCATTTAAAGCATCTTGATCTTGCTTAAGTCCTTCTACTTCGTTATCCCAGTATTCTATTACACCTAAATCGATCATTTCACCCTGTGGACCTTTTACAGGTTTTTTCGGTGTGTTGAATACAGGTAGTCCATAAGAATCAATGTATCCTTCGTAGTTCCATTCCATAGGTATGAACAAACTATATAATCCCGAGCGAGTTTGTCCATTGGCGTTTCGTTGTGTAACATCTGAGTCATTGTATAGTTTTTTGAAGTTACTACCGCCTTTATCTAAAGAATTTGATGTACTTCCCATCATACACTTACCAATAATTCTAGAACCTAATCTAAGACAAGTCTTTGTTACTCGCCAATTGTTTAATATATTATTAGGTTTTTCCCACTTACCACTTTCATCGTGGACTAGCAGTTTTAATTTTTCCCCGTCATACGAGTTGTCGCCTGTGTTTTTCCAGTCGATAGTCGTGTCAAGCCCGTCAAGTTCTCTGAGCGATTCGTTAGTTTCAAGCTTTCGTCTTGTGTATTTTGTCGCTGGAACTCTGTAAGCGAGTTCGGTTTTTGGCCTGTCCATACCGTCTTGGATTGGTTTGAAAAAGAACGGGTAATTGACTGAGATCGGTACGACCTTGTCTGTGAACATTTTCTTAGCATCGGGACCAGACTTTGACAAGATACCGAACCGTGCATCAGATGTAATTGTTGCATTATTGACGGCCTCAGCTGAGGACATAAACGAAAATCCACTACGTCTATTCTTAAGATAGCACATTCCATAAGATCGTGGGTCGGCTTTACAAGCTTCCCAGAATATAAAGAATAATCGGTTTGATTCCCTAAAATCTGGTTGCCCAACATCAATCTTGGACCACTGCAAGTACATAAAATGAGTACCAGTAATGTAAGTAGCCAAGCCCTTATTATAGAACCAAAAGCCTTTTTCTCTTTTATTAAATTCATTATCGATGTAATCATACCATTTTTCTTTAAAGTCTACCGGGTATTCCTCCCAATCAAATACAGACTTTATTTTTTTTAATTCCTTAGGATACTGTGTGTATTCCCATTTATCACTATCGAACTTATGTATATCTTTAGCTTTTGGTAATGCTATTTTTAGATTTTGTATTTCATATATCTCACCTATTTCACCTGTTCTACTAATTATAATTACATCGTGTTCTTTGTTATAACCATACTCCCATTTTTTATAACGGTTCATACGACTAACAACTTTTGGTTTTATGTGGTCTTTTAATACCTTATAAAGAAATTGCTCGTACATTACTTAGATCTACCTTCAGCAAAACCTTTAAAAGTTCTTTCTTCTTTAACTTCTTTAGGTTTGTCATTTAACAAATTCTCTTCTTCTTCAATGCGATTAAGTATTTCAAACGCATCGAATATAGCTAGCTTTTTAGTGGCAGCAGCATTTTTAAGTCTGTCAGCTGATATGTCATCATCTGAATCAACAATAGCTTCTTTAGCTACTTTGATTAACTCCTCAACCGCTCTTTGCCCAGCTTGGATTATATTCTTCTTCGTTTCCTTGGTATTCATACTTAATTACAATATCATTAGATTTCATACAGTAAAGTCTCTTTCCTTCAACTAAAAACTCCCATTCACCATCAGGTTTATAACCTACAAGGTCTCCTGGGTTTATTTCTAGCGCTTCTAAGGACTTATTGCCATATTTTAATATACCAACAAGCTTACGCTCTTTGTCAAGCGTTAGAGGATCATTACTTTTTATTGGTGTTATAAAGCATCTGTCACCTACAGTATGCCAACCTGTTTTATTTTTATATAAATAAACCTGGTCAAGGCTGCAGAAATATAAATCATTTTCAAAATATGATCTACTTTTCTTTTTATTACCTTTCATATCATAAAACGTTCTAAATACGTTTTGATGTATAACCACTGTGTCTCCTTTTTTAATACCTGTTTTAAAGGCTAGTGGTGTTTCTATAACTTCTGCTAAACGGTTTACAAACTTCCAGTTTTCAATTTTAGTATTGATAACTATATCTTTGCCACCTATTTTAACTGTATTGCTATATTTATCTCCTATCGGTTTTACGATAAAGTCATACAAGCTCTTCATTAATACTCTAAATCGTATTCAACAGATACAGCCATGTTAGAATTAAACTTCTTCCACGGCAATACCTCGTTGTTTTTCTTTATATGTATATTATAAGAGCCATCAGTTTCGTTAAATAAAATATACGCTATCTCGTGACCTCCGTAAACCTGCTGACCCACAGAATAGTGCATAGCGTCATTTTTATAATCAGAACCTATACTGATTTTTCTTATAACTGAATCCACTACTCTTCTTCTTTTTCTATTATAGTGTATTCACCTGTTTTAAGGTCAATAGATATTGAGCCATACTCTTCTTCAAGCTTTAGCTTATATTCTTCTACTTCTTTATTAACCTCTGCTATTTGGTGTAATAAACTATGTTTTTGTGATTCTACTACACCTATTTTATGTAGTATTGATGATAACTCATCTTGTTGTTCTACAACTTTTTTAAGTTGTTCGTCTGTAATTTTTGCCATTTGATTTAATTTAATTAATTTATAATAATATAGTTACACTATTTATTTGTAAATTACTCTTCTTCGTCTACTGGTGGTGCTGGAGGTGGTACCTCTGCATTTCTTGGCCAACCAAAAAACGAATGTGCAGCGTTATCTCCTGGATAAACTTCATTAGCACCAAAGTCAATAGTATCAGTACTCATAATGTCATAAGCCCAACCATCGTAATATACAGGTGGAGTTATTTCATGCCCGTCAGGTCCGTAAGTTCCAGGTGTCTTTACAATTTTACCGATGTTAACAACAGCTCTAGTTCCGTTGATATACACCATCTGTGTCACACCTTCTTCAGTAACTTCTTCCCAAACACCTTTTGTTATTAAGGCTTGTTTACCTTCTGCTTCTGTTAAAAAATTTGTTTTATAAATATACATTTTTATAATTATTGAGTTGTTAATTTTTGTAATTCTGTATCACTTAATGCTCGTTTAAATACTTGTACATTTCTTACTTTTCCATAAAAATTATTTAAAAAATCTAATTTGTTCAAACCTACTGGTGCATTGCCAGAATTATCTGTTGATTTTTGTGTTCCGTTTATATAAAAACTAAAATCATCTTGTTTAAATTTTACTGCTATTTTATTATATTCAGTAGGATTTATAGTAGTAGAAGTGCTAACAAAAGATATAGAGCCACCAGAATCTACTTGTACTTGAATATTATTAGTTCCTAAACCAATTGGAAATATTCTTACTCCGTTATTACTTGTGCCGTCAGATAATTGTATTGTTGGAAAATTATAACTTTTTGAAAACGTAGCAAATTCTGCATACAATACACCTTCTTCAGAAAAGTCTTGTGCTGACCCAGAGTTATTACATACTTCTGCGTTTCGAGTTACTGTAGAGCCAGAAGTTGGGATATATGAAGTTGCGTAGGATTTTTCTTCTAATTGTGCGCCAAAAAACGTTTCACTACCTATAGCTGCTGTAGAAATACTAGTTCCATTAACAGATATTGCACCCCATAAAGCTACTCTAGTTGATGTTGTTACAGTAGCAGTTAATTTTAATCTCCACCATTCAGAATTAAAACTCTTTACTTCAATACTATTATAGTTAGTGTTTGATTGTTGATTATATGTTCCATTATAACTATCAAATATTACATAAGAAAAACCTGTACCCATTTGAATTCCACTATAAGAACTTACTGAACTTGTTTTCTTTTTGATAAATACAGAAAAAGTATGTGGAGCAGCAGTTGTTGTTATAGTTTCATCAACTCTTTCGTAACTACTAGCACTATCATCTTCTATTATATAAGCATTATTAAAACCATCTGGACTAGATTGGTTTGATGTTAGTGTAGCAGATATATTAGTCCAAGAACTAAAATCTTCTGAATAACTGACTGTATTAGTACTCTGTGGCTCAAGTAAAAGACTACCAGTACCACTATAAGGTACTAAT